TAAGAGGTGAAATAACTAATCAACCTTGTAGCTGTAAATCATCAGCTGGTCTATGGGGAGCATGTGTTGCAGACTTGAGACAATTTGTAAGAGAAAGAGATGCAGAATAAGAGATTAGAAAATACAAAACGATTAGAAGTATTGTATAGAGAATCTCACAAATGGTTATTGGCAGCTACATTCAATATTGTAAAGGATAGAGAAGTAGCTGAAGATTTAGTAGGAGAACTTTATGTTTACTTAGGAGAACGAATCAATCCTGCTTTATGGTGGGGACAATCATTTAATGTAATGTATTGTTACGCATTTGTAAAGAGTAGATTCCTAAACAAAGTAAAGAGAGATAAGAAGATACAATATCAAGCCAATACGGAATCGGACACACCTGATGATGAATACGATATAGATTCAGATGAGAAGATAGATAAAGCATACAATGAAGTAATAGAAGAATTAAAGAATATGGAAAGGACCAAACTATGGCCTGCATCTAAATTAGCACAACTATATTTCTTTAGTGATGAGAAGATGACATTAGAAAAGTTATCAGCAGAGATTAAGATATGTAAATCAACTTCCTTCACACAAATCAAAAGAGCTAAGAAACATTTAAGAGAAACAATAGATAACCCGTTTAGGACTAATTCTTAGGTGGTCTCCTGATACGTTCACTACAAAGGTGATACATTGTGTTAGATTATAGAAAGACATTAAAATAATGGTAATTTTCCATTAAATGATTATGGCAAAGTTTGAACCCGGACATAAATTAGCAAAAGGCCGCCCAAAGGGGTCTATCAATCGTAGCACTGAAATGATGAAACTTAATGTTGCTCGTGCTACAAACTTAGTATTGGATAATCTATCAACCGATTTAGAGAAGATAAGAAAGAAAGACCCAGAGGCTGCAATTAATATAGCCTTAAAACTTTTAGAATTCTCAATGCCAAAACTATCACGTACTGAAATGAAAGCAGAAGTAAATCAGAGGATAGAGCAAATTACTGTCAATGTAACTCAAAAGATATTAGAAGATGAATAATTGGAAAACTATACAAAGCCATCCAAACTATGAAGCTAGTATTGATGGTAAGATAAGAAATAAAAGAAATTTAGCTATTATTGAAGGTGGTTATAATAGAAGATATTTACGAGCATTTAAGAAAGATATACATAGAATAATAGCTGAAACATGGATTCCAAACCCATATAATTATCCACAGGTAAATCATATCAATGGTAATAAGCATGATAATAGAGTAAGTAATTTAGAGTGGTGTACAGCTGCACATAATGTAAAACATTCATTTATTACAGGTCTAAACAAAGGACCTAAAGCTGGAGAAGATAGTAATTTATCTAAACTATCAGATAATCAATTAAAATATATTAAATCAATTCATAAGCCATATACAAAAGATTATAGTACACGAGCATTAGCTTTACAATATGGAGTAAATGAATCTTGGCTATCTAATATATTAAATGGAAACAGAAGGACTATATGAATTTAGAAATAAATACTACGGTTACATACACTAATCAGAATGATTCTCCAACAAGAGTGACTCACCATATCGGTGGCACAAGGAGCGGGAAAACATACGCATTACTTCAATGGTGTATCGTTAAAGCGCTTGAGAATAAAGAGATAATAACAATAGTAAGAAAGACAATACCATCGCTTAAAAGGACTGTAATGAAAGATTTTAAGGATGTGATGCAATTGCTGGATATATGGAATGAAAATGATTTTAATATATCAGATAGAATATATTCTTTTTATAACGATTCAATAATACAATTCATATCAACGGATGATGCTGAAAAGCTAAGAGGATTAAAATCAACAATACTTTGGTTAGAGGAAGCAAATGAGATAGATGAAGAATCATACTTCCAGCTACAAATTCGTACAACAGGTCCAATCATATTAAGTTATAACCCTACTGTATCACCATATCATTGGATAAGAACTATGAGTGATTGTAGCAGATTCTTTACAACCTATAAGAACAATCCTTATTTAGATTACAATGTTAAGAAAGCAATTGAGGAATTAAAGCAAACCAATCCAAAAGCATGGAAGGTTTATGGTTTAGGAGAATGGGTAGGTAATGAGAAAGCTATATTTGAATTTGCTCAATGTGAATGGTTGCCGGATGATGCAGAGTTTGTAGCATTTGGTTTGGACTTTGGATATAGCTCAGACCCTACTGCATTAGCTAGTATTTGGAAATACAATAACGAGCTATACATTGTAGAGCATTGTTATGAAAGAGGAATGGTGACAAACGATATAGTAACTATGTTGAAAGGAGTAGTGAATGGTAGAGAGGAAATTTTTGCAGATAGTGCAGAACCAAGACTAATAGAAGAATTATATAGAGAAGGATTTAATATAAAGCCTGTAATCAAAGGAAAGGATAGTATTAACTTTGGTATTCAGGTAATGCAGAACTATAAGATAAACATACCTAAGACATGTCAGAATCTAATCAATGAGTTCTATTCGTATGAGTGGAGTAGTGATAGGTTCGGTAAGCAATTAGATAGACCAATAGATTTTAATAATCACTTAATAGATGCAGCTAGATACGCTTCAATGATGAAGTTAAGTAATAAAGCAACATCAGCTGGAAAATATATAATAAGCGTAAGATAATGAAAACAGCAATACTATTAGGAGGACCATATCGTTCACAAGATTGGATAATGGAAAAGCATTACGAAAATATTGGAATGTATGATACATTTTTATCATGTAGAGAAATTGATGTTGAAGATTGGATTAAAAGTAAATGGAATATAAAAGAAATTTATATAACTCCTGAAATAACTAAAGATGAACTTTCATTTGATAGATTGACTAGTAATAATAGTGAACAGGCCAAATGTATTTTGAATAATTTATATTGGCAGTATAAAAATATTGGTAATTGTTGGAATAATTTACCAAAAGAATATGACATTTATATAAAAAGTAGGTGTGATATGGTATATGATACTAAATTAGAAATAGGATTTGATAATATAAAAGATGATGAAATATGGTGTCCATCTAAAACATTTTGGGGATTTCAATGGGTTGGAAATGGATTTTTTAATGACCAATTATATATTGCAAAAGAAAATGTAATGAACTTTGTTGCTTCTTTTTATAATGAAGCACATAGTTTAAATAATTCAATTGGAATAGAAATTAGAAAAGAGTTATTTAATAATCAGATTGTAGAAACAGCATTCATACTTTGGTTAGCTAATTGGGATATAAAACAAAAAAAGTTTGAATACACATATACAAAGAATCACTTTGGATGGACTAATATGGAATATAGTAGAAACAAATATAAATAATATGGAAAAAGAATTAGATTTAGACAACCTTACAAAAGAGGATTTTATGGAGATGGCAACTTATGTAGCTCATGTGGAAAGAGAAAGAGTTACTATGTTTGAAGAATTAAAGAAGACTAAGGCTTACTTAACTGCTACCTTACAACAAAGGAATTCAGCAGAGATGAAGTACCAAGCTCTATTAGAACAAAGAACACAACCAATAGTACCATTGACAGAAGTGACTGTGGTTAATACTGAATTAGATTTAATTAACCCAGAACAATGGGCAGTACCTAAAGGTAAAGTGATTACAACACCAAAATCAAATAAGATATAATGAAGCAAGAAATTAAAATAGAAGTACCTACTAAATGGAGTGCAGTAACTCTAAGCAAGTATTTAGCCTTAAGAAAAGATTTGGACACGTATGCTGGTGAAGAAGAAGCTATAACGGCTTGTTTGTTTCATCATCTATGTGATTTTCCATTAGAGTATATACAGCAATTGAACATAGATACATACATTGCTATTAGACAGGATTTAATTAACTTCTTTAATAATATAGATTTACCACTACAAAAGTTTATCCAAATAGATGGAGTAGAATATGGGTTTGAGCCTGATTTAAGTAGAATGGCTTATGGTGCTTATGTAGATATCAGCAAATACGAAACCTTTGAAATAAATGAGAAGTGGGCTGAGATAATGAGCATACTATATAGACCTCTTATTAAAAAGACAGGTAAGCTATATGATATTAAAGCATACGATGGTACAATAGATGGAGAACCTTTTATGAATGTCAGTATGGATATTCACTTTGGCACACTTTTTTTTTTGAAAACTTTATTAAAGGACTTGCTGAAAGATACCCAGAAGTCTTTGATGGAATTGACGGTAGTACCTCAGAACATCAAATCCGTTTTGGAAAAAAATGGAAATCTTATTCAAGCCTTGTCCAACTCGCACAAAACGATATAACACGCTTTGAAGAAATAACTAAAGAACCATTGGAAAAGTGTTTATTAATGTTAGCATATCAGGCAGATGTAGCATACTTAGAAGAACTTATGTATAAGGAAGCTGTGAGGAAAGGGTAAGTTCATAACTTTTATTCCTTTAGTTGTTAAATCTAAAAGAAATCAGATGAAGCTTAGAACTGTTGCTACTCCGAAACCAAAACCACAGCCAACCTCATCGTTCAGTTCACCAAGAAAAGGTAATAGAACGGGATGTTTATGTAGAAATAAGAACACTTATTCTCAAAAATGTTGTGACAAGAGTATGGGAGCACAGGGAATAGGTTTAATTTATCCACCAGCAAAAGAAATATAATGCCAACACCAGCGAGTAATCAAAATCAAAGGAAGAATTCAGGCGTTTACTTCGGTCCAACTAGAGGTAGAGCAATTCCTCGTAATAAGCGTAGAGCTTGTTTATGTGAAGATGCAGACACTTACTCTATGGATTGTTGTGATGGTGCACTAATAGGACAATCTATTGGACAAACGCAATCTGCTGGTAAACAGCAGGGAGCATTTAGTAGAGGATTCTCTGATGGATTTGATATTGGAAATATATAAAACAAAGATATAAAGTATGTCTAACTTAAATAAACAGCAATTAGAAGCAGAAAACCAAAGTAGCTTTCCTAATAATAATTTTGGAGCAATTACACCAGCCTTACTAAGAGGATTCAATACTGATATGATTGATTCCCTAGTTGATGAAGGACAATATAATATTGATTCAGCATCAGTTAGTTCTTCAATCTCAATGTTAGAAGCACAGGTTGATGGCTTAGTATTATCAGGTAGTGGTGTGGTAATCAGAGATGAAGGTACATCATTAGGTTCAGCTACAACGTTAAACTTTGTTGGACCTACAATTCAAGTAAGTGTAACTGGTTCACAAGCTAACATATATGCAAATACAAGTGGGTTAGCAACAACTGGTTCTAACGTATTTTCAGGCTCACAATATATTACGGGTAGTAGTGGAATTACAGGTTCTTTTTCTATTCAAGGTGATTTAATTATAAACGGAACATCTTATAA